CTGATAAGTGAGCCATAACTCAAGCTGTTCGATAGCATTCATCTGTGTCCTAGTGACTGCACCTTGAGGTGACTTCATTGGGAAGCTGAATACTGTCGTGCTATCTGGCTTCATTACATCTGCCTCAGAAGGTATACCCTGATGCATAAGGAACTGTGTGAGTGGGTCTTTGTTATCGCCACGCACAGTACGAATGTAGTATGGGTTATGCCTTGCATGAATACCAGAGGCTGCATCAGTAAGCTGAGATACAGTTCCGCTAGGCTTTACACATGTGACAGCCGTAGACTGTGGAATGTTAAGCTGCTTTGCCATAGCTGCGTTAGTCTGTACTGCAGTATTCTTCAACAACTCAAGGACTGTAGCAAGTTTATCACCAGCCGTAGCTGTTAGAGTATTGTCCATAATACCTGTTAATGACACGCCTAACAATCTTTCTTCCTCTGTATTATCCTTCCATATCTTACGCAGATACTTAAAGTTAGTTAGCGTAGCTTGGAACGTACCTAGTATAGTAGCTAGTCGTACCTTTTCTTTAAGTGTTTCAGTTGTATCATTCTGACGTACTACTACCTCTGACAAATTACAGAACTGGTATGGGCGTAGGATGATCTCACTGCAGGGGTTGCAGCCGAAGTCATGGTCTGTTTCACGTCTACCATTCTTAGCAGCTTGCTTGATAGCTGACTGTCTGTTGAAGATACCACGTTCACCTGACTTACTGTCGTACAGAGATAGCCACTCACGCATGAACGTACCCATCTCAGGCTTAGTCTTGTAGGCTACAGAGTTGTTAGCCAACGCACGTTGACCTTCATACTCCCACCACTTACCTGACTTAGCATGAGCCATCTGGTCATCGTTTAGATTAGACAAGCTGATCAGTGCGCTGCGGCGTACACCACCTACAACGACAACCTCACCAATCTTACACATAATATCATGGCATTCAATTGGGTATAGTTTACGACCTGCTGCACTCCTAAACTTTTGTACAACAAACTCAAACAACTCAACCAATGGCTGCGGCCCTGATGCTCTACCACCAAATGTCTTGAGCCTCGCACCCGCTGGACGTACCTCAGACATATCCCATGCTGGTATCTGGCCTATGTACAGCATAGCTATCAACTCTTTAAGAGATTTAGACCAGCCGGGTCTGCTATCGCCAACCTTAATAATGGTATCTGTGCGATGAAAGTCTTCCGCTACGGTGGGTAGCTTCTCTACACAGTGCCGTTCAACGCTAAAGCCTACCCCTGTACCACACATGAGTATATACATAGTCTCATCGAATGCACGAGGGTTATCTACAGGCACGTAAGAACAGTTGTATCCACCTACATGACAGCGGTCTAAGGCTGGGCCTGATGTCATCAATGCTCTCATGCTAGGCATGATCTGCTGCGACAATACGGCTCCTTCTAATTCACCTCTTAGTGAATCTGACAGCGTATAATTATGGCTATCCTGTAAGTGCTTAGACATGTAATCAAAGTATCTTTCTACTGTCTCACTCCATGTCTCACGGCGTTGTTCATCTTCTTTCCATCGTGCATACCTAGATAGCGCAATGAAGTTCTGGTAGTCGGTAGGCAATTGGTTACTGATCATAGCGATTACTCCGTTATTGTTCTAATTGTTTTAATAGTGGCACCATCTATATCATAGAAGTATTCTTGTATGCCATCCTCTAATTCCTCACCTACCTGCCCATCGGCTGGTACTGGATAGTCTTCCTCGTCAACGTCAATGGTGATAAATACTTTAACTCGCATCAGCCATAACCTCTTCAATCAACTTGTCCAGATACCATTTGGCTTTCTCTAAGTCTTCAAGGGGTTTGGCTTTGTAGTCAAAACGCCACAGGTATTTCATTATGTTACCCTGTAGGTAATATTTAAATCCATCACCAGTGGCAGCAGAGATAGCATGAATACATTCAATGCCTGTTTGATTGTAGTGAGGTGGACTGTTGACCATATCAATACCGCCCCAAGCTTTTTTACCTGCTTGTTCCTTCTCTTCCATCATCTTAGCTTTCATAAATGCATCATGTCTCATGCTGAACCTCCTGTTTTTGTATTGAAGTTAATGTGTACAATATTACCGTCATAAGTTTTCTCTACGCCCACTTCTTCTTCTAGTTCTACATCAATCTCCATCTCGTTGTCAAGTACATTTACTACATATTCATGTACAATATCACGTAACTCTTCTGACTCTTCCATGACAGGAACAGAAGCACACATCATCTTAGCAAAATGCATTACCTTATAGTAGTCATCATCATCTAGCGGGTTATCTGGCATTGCCATAATTGAAATATCTACTTCCCCACTCCATGCACCATCATCATCTGCGAATGGCCTTACTCGTATAAGGAAATCTTCTTCATTAACCTCAGTCAGTAGTTTCTCTAGCATGTCCATATGTTATCTCCTTTTTACTTTAGTTCCATTGTATTTAATGAAAGCACTATGCTTGTTCTTACCCTTCTCTTTTAGCCAGTCTTCAGGAATGATGCGGTCATAGTACCTGAAACCTTTTTTGATACACCATGCAGCGTATGTACTCTTAGCACCCTTACGTAGCTTGCTATTACTATTAGTGAATACGAAACGAATGTCAAGCTTAGGATGTTGCTTTTTGATAGCAACGTGTTTACGTCTATCTGCTGCTGTAAACAATCCTTTCGTCTCAATTATGATGCCGTTGTCCAACACAAAGTCTGGGGTGTAGGTGCGGTAGGCTAGGTCTTCCCATTCAATCTTAATGCATTCGTAACCGTAGTTGATGTTACGTTCTTTAAGATACTCTGAGACTTTAAGCTCTAGCCCACTGCGATACCCATACTTCTTAGCCGCAGCAAATCGCTTTGCGTTAGGCAATTACAGCACCTATGTAGCTTACCGTAGGTGGATTCTTAGCCTGTGACTTGACTGCTGGGCGTTCTGTTAACTTAGACCAACAATCAAAACGATAAGAACAGAAGCGACAACCAGAATTAAGTACCTGATTACCCGTCTCCTTACCTCTAAACTTCTCTGGTACAGGTTCAAAGCATCTTTCAAATTTGTTCTCCTCAACTGTTGCTACTGTCTTTTTTATCTTGGTTATCTCTTTGTCCAAGTCTAGGTTATCAGCAGGCACATACTTGAATTGACCATTAGCTTTGTTGACTACCCACCAGCCCCCGACACGTTTGCCGGATGCCTTGGCGTAACCTGCAAGCTGTCCAACGTAACCGAACCCATCTCCTGCGGCGAGGGTGTCGTAAGATTCAAACTTGTTTCTGTATGACCAGTCTGAAGCCGATTTAATATCATCAACTGCATCGTTAATGACAATATCATATGACCCATTAATACGAGTAGTACCAAGGTCAAGAGTGACTTTTTCAGTATCATTATATTTAACTCCTGCTTCTTTAAGAAGACCTTTGAACACCGCCTCAACGATGTCACCGATCATCATGTTCATTACAAATGTAGTTGGGAATGGCAAGGCCACCTCTGGCTTATTCTTTTCGTACCAGAGTTGGCAAGTGGGGCGACCCACATTAGACATTCGTATTCTGAAATCGCCCCTCTTCTTACCGCTACCGAACTGGCGAGTGATTGCATCAGCTACATCGTCTGCTACCTGCTTGATGGTAGTGTCAGACATAGTGGATGTGCCTTTGACAGCATTCTCCATGTACTGATGCAACGCTAGTTCAGCGGGATGGTTCATTACGCTACCTCATCTTCAAGTTCAATGTCAACAATACCATCAACGATTACTTCATCATCCTCATCGTTATGTGAGTTAGCTTTCTCAGCATAGGTATTGATGATGTACTCGTTGTAGTTCTGTACCCAAGCCATGAAATCACCAAAGCGATCCTGATCTTCTTGCGTAAGTTCCAGTGTCTTAGTAACATCAAGTGTAGTCACTGGTAGGTAGAAGCTGCTGCCATTAGGTAGCTTGCGTTCCTCTGTAGAAGAGGCGATGTTATGCTGCACAGGCAAACGCTTCAGGCTATTTAGCTTGGCAAACACTTTACCAAACTCTTTGAATGCGTCACGGTTCTCAATCTCCCAGATGAATGGTGTTGCATCCAACTCTGCAGGATTACCGCTTGCATCTACAGCATCAACCATCTCTACTGTGCCAAGCATTACTCGTACACGTTTGATCTGACGGATCAGTTCCTGTGTCTTCTCAGGTAGTGACTTCCAGTCAGCAATGTAACCTGCTGGCTTACCACAGTTAAAGCCACCATCATTATCTTTAAGATCAGTGTTCAGATTATCTGCCATCACTGTCTTAACGTAACGGTTAGGTGTCTGACCTGTAGCCATGACAAACTTCTTGTACATGAAACGCTGCAGGAATGGACGCAGCTTAACAGAAGAAGCGTAGTAGGTGGGGCCATCTGGAATCTCCAGCTTGTACACACCACCAGAGATAACTTCCATGTTAACACGCTTACCATTTACTTCACCTTCACCCATGATAGGTGTGTGATGAATACGTAAACGAGCAAGTGTGCTTGCAGACTTCTTGCTGCTAGTGCCACCCTCATTTGCAATGCCCATTGCTTTAGCCATTGCTGCGAAATTATTAGTATCAATTGTTGCGATTTCAGTCATGTTTATTAACTCCTTTTCAGTTGTAGAATGAATAGTTATATCAGGTTATGTCCTTGGTGTCAAGCCAATTCGGACCTATCTTTGCCTCTAATAGTAATGGCACATTAAAATCAATGCCCCATCGTGCGGTTATTAATACAGGTAATATTTTATTAGTCTCCTCTATGACGTTGATTACCTGATCTTCTTCTTCTGGGTGTACATCAATGACTATACTGTCATGTACAGAATTTACAATACAAGATTTCTTACCCTCAAGTAACTTGTCAATATGTAACAAGGCTAGAGGTACTATGTCTGCTGTAGCGAATGATTGCACAGGGTAGTTCTTGATCTGTGTAAAGTGAGAGACACGACCAGTAGACTTACGCACCACATCAGGGAACGCAAACTCTCTACCACTGGGCGTGGTAATCTTTTGTGTAGCTACAGCTTCCTTAGCCAGTCTGGAATGCCAAGCGGCAACTCCTTTGTACTTGGCGGTGAAGTGTTCGTAGTATGCTGCTTCTGCTTTGCTTCTGCCGTATCCTGTTGCGCCATAGAGTGGAGCAAACGTATGCGCTTTCGCATCCTGCCTACTCGTAGGCTGACCAGCATCACTAATAACTTTAGCGGTGTATGCATGTACATCAAATCCAGTAGATACTTCTTCAATTGCTACCTCGTCTTGCGATAAGTAAGCGGCAGCACGAAACTCTAGCTGCGCAAAGTCAGCCTCCAGTATCTTACCACCATCAAATCGTGACACAAATACTTTCTTGACAGGAAACGTGCCGCCACGTGGCATGTTCTGCATGTTAGGATCAGCACCAGAGAAACGGCCTGTTGATGTGCGATGCTGGAGCAACCGTACATGCAGCTTACCATCCTGCTTGGTGTATGTTCCAATGCCATCAACGAATGATGACAGGTAGGTATCGACAGCAGATAGCCGCCGTACCTTAGACAAGAAGTCAACAGCGTCAGTCATACTCCGTGACTTAGCTGATGCCTCAAGTAACTCTAGGTTCTGCTTGCTGGTGCTGAAGCCATTAGCTGATGCCCACTTAGCTGAAGGTGGCTTGAACTTTAGCCCCGCCACATCCATAGTAGATATAAGCAGATAACCCCGCCCATCACAGTTCTTACAGCCTGTGGGTCTAGCAAATGGTGTTCCATCTTTCTTTACCTTTCTAATACTACCACTGCCGTTACAAACACGACACTGTTCTGCTACTGTCTTGTGTATACGCTCAGTACCGCCAGCAATCAGGCTGCGGAAGTCTGCGTCACTCATATAGGGATCAATAGTATTGCCCCAGTATGGCTTGTCAATAACCTTGCGGCTGTAGATAACCCAAGACAATTGCTCTGGGCTGTTGAGGTTGATAGGTGTATCACCCATAAGAACACGGACATGAGACTGCAAGTCAGAGACTAGCTGCTTCTTCTCCTGCTCAAACTCTGTGCGTACCTCATCAAGCTTGTTGATGTCTACAGCAAAGCCACGCTGGTAGATAGCAGTCAAGCACTTAGCCACACGATTAGTCAGACGTGCGGTAGACAGTAAGCCTGTGTCAGCTACAGTGTTAAGCCTATGCCAGAGCTTGTCTGATAGCTGCTGAGTAGCGTGAAGGTCAGCAGATAGATACTCACACAACTCGTTGTATGGTATGTCTCGTGTACTGTACCCCTTCTTGAAGTACTCCTTGAGAGTGTCCTGCTTCTTAGTGTCTAGCTCGTAGCGTTCCGCACATGCTTCAAGTGACAACGGTTCTTTGATGCCACGCTGTAGCACATACTCAGCAAGCATAGTGTCAAACACTGCGCCATCATACTTGAACCCTGACTCCCATAGCCATAGCAAATCATGTGCCACGTTGTGACATATGAGTACAGTAGTTTTGTCTAGCCATTCTTGTACAACAGTATGACCAAAGTCATCTGCATCTACCTCACTGTGGTCAAAGGTAACAATGCGTTCAACGCCTTGGTCATTCAGCATACCCACCATAGTCAATGAGTTGTCTGGCTCAAATGGATCAAGGTGTAGCTTGCCATCACGCTTAGTCGTTGTATTCTCTACATCAAGTGTTAGTTTCATATCTGCCCATCCTTACTGTTCCTGTCTTGTCTAGTGGTATCTGATAGAATAACTCACCAGACGCTATATATTTATTAGATACCTCAACTGGTGTCAAGTCTTTAATGTCTTCAGACTTAAATAATATAGCTGAGGTTAGTGGTTTATTCCATATGAAGAACAAGGTAGGTGAAGCAAAGAACTTACGCTTGCGTTCTGGTAGCTGCACTGTATCGAATGGGAACTTGTCTGTATCCCATACGGTCTTGACTTCACACTCGACATAGAACTTACCCTTGCTACCCTCAGCAATTAAGTCCTGCCCATAGGTGTTAGGGTTCTCCCATATCTCATATCCTTTGACCTGCATATATTCCATAGTACGGACACGTGCAGGCTTGTCGTGCTTACCGTGTAGTGCTTCACTGAATTGTTTCCTCATCCCTCATACCTCGCTGTCTGATAGTTAAGTTCACAGTTCACCATGCCATGCCATCCATTCAACTTGTTCTTAACAATGTTGATGTGACGCAGTGGGCTTTCTTCTTCCTGTCCTTCTACCGTAGGTGACTTGCCAATCAGTATCATCAGGTCAGCTTCAGCAGCCTTGCCTGTACGAGAGCCTTCCATCATAGACTGATTAAGCTG